CCAAGGTTCCAACGCGGTTGCTGTTGGTGTTGAGGCGGGCTTACTTAACCAAGGACAAGATGCTATTGCTGTGGGTTTCCGAGCTGGTTCCAACTTCCAAGGCACAAACGCCGTGGCTATTGGTAAGCATGCTTCAGAAACCAATCAACACACAGGTAGTATTGTTATTAACTCATCTGGTAATGTGTTCGGGTCTTCTAACACAGATGCCTTGTTTGTTAAACCAATCCGAGACATGACTGAATTCCAATCTAACCTCTTGGCTTACACCGAAGAAGGTGAAATTGTTGATTTCTCTAACATTTACACTTCAAATGTTGGTGATTTGTCAGTCTCTGGCAACATTTACGCGAAGCGTATCTTTACCGACGCCATTAATGTTGGTGCCAACTTGGTCATTGATGATGTGGCTTCAAATATCATCTATGTGACTGGAAACATTCACACAACTGGTGATTTGGAAGCTGGCAATAATGTCAAGGCTGAAAGCAACATTTACATTGGCGGTCTCAGTGCTTTGAGATACCCAATGGTTGATGAAAACAACTATTTGATTGATTCCAACATCTATGAAGAAGATGGAACAGTCATTATTAATACTGATACAGAAATCAGTGGTAATTTGATTGTTCATGGAACTCAAACAACACTTGCCACAGAAACAATGGTTGTGGATGATGTTATTATTGGTATTGCCAACAATAATATAAGCCATGCCTTGGATACTGGTATTGTTATGGAGCACCCAGGTCATAATGTGGGTCTCATTCACCATGGTGATGAAGATAGATTTACTATCGGATACACCCAAAACACAGCTGCGGATTCATCTATTGAACCAGATGCCAACAATATTCATGTTGATATTTTGGGTAATTTGAATGTTCAAAATGATTTCTCAGTTTCCAACTTATTGACAGTTGGTGCTAATGTTGTGGTTGGCGACCAAATGACTAATATTTTCGTGATTAGCGGAAATGTTTCTGCCAACTACTACCACGGTGATGGTCGTTTCTTGTCTAATGTCCAAGCGTCTATCCAAGATGCTTCAGACATTGGCAATGTGACTACAAATACCGTTCAATTTGTCAATAATACAATGGCTTTCGTCACTGATTACACATCAAATGTTGGTATGAACTTGTCTCAAATAAACAATGTCACAATTACTGATATTGGCAACGGTCAAGTGATTAAATACAGCAACACTACAAACTCTTGGGTCAATGAATATCTTGACCACACATACATTCGTGTGAAGAATGTTGAAGGTGCTCCAATATCAGCGGGTCAAGTTGTCTATGCGGCTGGTGCCACTGGTAATGAAATCATTAATATTGGTTTAGCCGATGCTTCTGACCCAGCTAAGATGCCAGCTATTGGTATAGCCCTTGAGTACTTGGCTACTAATGCCCAGGGTCTTGCCGTATCTTTCGGTGTCGTGAATAGCATGGCGGCTGATTTCAACGAAGGTGATACTTTGTATGTGAGTAATGCCACACCTGGTGAGGTTTCTAATGTTCAGCCACATGGTTTGACTGACCTCATCCAAAACATTGGTGTCCTTGTCAAGGGGCATGCTTCCCAAGGTGTTGCCCATGTTACTGGTGTGGGTCGTGCCAATGATATTCCAAATGCGGATATTGTTGCCGAAAAGAGTGAAATTAACTATGTGTATGTGAGCAACATTGAGAATGATTTCTACAAGATAGAAGTTGCTAATCTCTTAACACAAACACTTGCCGAAGTTTCTAATGCTGGAAACATTACATCAAACACAGTGATTTTCTCAAATGCCGAAACCGCCATGTTAATCCAACAATCTAACCTTGGCACCGATGGTGCTCTCACGGTTATTTCAACTGGTTCTGGCGCTGGTAATGTCCATCTTGGTTCCGAATCATACGATGCGTATGGTGCTGGTTCAGTTGGTATTGGTTTGAATGCTGGTAAAACAAGCCAATCTAGCTATGCCGTGGGTGTTGGTTTGGATGCTGGTTCAAATGTCCAAGGTGTAGGTGGTGTGTCTATAGGCTGGAATGCTGGTAATAATACACAAGCCAGACGCGCCGTTGCCATTGGTCAATCTGCGGGTTCAACAAGTCAGGGTGAAGCTGCCATCGCAATTGGTAGAAATGCGGGTTTGATAAACCAGGGAGATGCTTCTATTGCTATTGGACAACAAGCGGGTGCAATAGACCAACACGACAACAGTATTATTATTGCTGCTGGTGGTGTCAAGAATAGCGGTAATTCATATGCCACATACATTAACAAACTCAGAGGCACAACCGATGTGACAGCGAATCTCATTGCTTACACTGACGAACAGGAAGTTGTTGATTACTCCAACTTGTATTTGTCTAACCTCCAAGACTTACATGTCGTGGGTAATGTGTTTGCCTGGCAATACTATGGTGATGGTGGTATTTTGAGTAATATTGATGTTGATAAAACATTGGCCGATGTTTCCAATGTTGGTAATATTACATCAAACACTATTATCTTCTCTAACGCACAATCTGCTTTCCGTCTTGAAGACGGTAATGTTGAACTTAAAAACCACTTATGGATTGTCTCTGACAGTACATTGGCTGCTGTTAAGATTGGTTCCCAAGATTATGTTGGTGGAACCTCCTATAGCGTTGGCATTGGTGCGCGTGCGGGTCAATCAAGCCAAGGTGCAGCTAGTGTTGCGATTGGTTACGCCGCGGGTAGATCAACACAAGGAAGCAGTGCCACCGCACTCGGTCATAACGCGGGATTCTCGACTCAAGGAGATGACGCCGTTGCTGTTGGTAAGTGGGCAGGACAATATGCTCAAAATGCTTTCGCAACAGCCATTGGTAGTACTGCGGGTTCCTTTTATCAGGCAGACAAAGCTACAGCCGTGGGTTATAGAGCTGGTAGGTCACGCCAAGGAGAACTAACTGTTGCAATGGGTGCATGGTCTGGCTCAGCAAGTCAAGCTGAAGGTGCTGTTGCCATTGGTGTCAGCGCGGGTATGTCATTCCAAGGTTCCAACGCGGTTGCTATTGGTCGATTGTCTGGTGAAACAAGCCAACATCACAGTTCAATCATATTGAATGCCACTGGTTATGCTAGACAAACTGGCAACGCGGAAGCTACATACATTCACACACTCAGAGATTCAACAGATGTGACAGCTAACCTCATTGCCTACACAGATGAAGGTGAGCTTGTCAATTACAGCAACATGATTGTTTCCAATCTCCAAGACTTGACAGTCACAGGTAATGTGTTTGCCATGCAATACTATGGTGATGGTGGTATTTTGAGTAATATTGATGTTGATAAAACATTGGCGGATGTTTCCAATGTTGGAAACATAACATCAAATACTATAATCTTCTCTAACGCGGAGACATCATTTGAGGTGGCAGCTGGCACTCCAAATTTCGCAAGTCAAGTATATATTGATTGTACTGACACTTTTAGTAAGATTCGTATTGGTCATCAAGCAGGAACTACAGACACCCAAGGTGATTACAGTATTGCTATAGGTGGTAAGGCAGGTCAATCATCACAGGGTTTAGCAGCGGTTGCATTAGGTTATAGTTCAGGTGAAAGTGACCAAGCAAATTACGGTACTGCAGTCGGTTATTTCGCAGGTATGAGCACCCAGGGTCAGTCTGCGACGGCGATTGGCTTTGCTGCGGGTAAAAGCGGACAAAACACATACTGTGTCGCAGTCGGTTATAACGCAGGTTTAAGCGCCCAAAGTCGTGGTGCTGTCGCCGTTGGTTATGGCGCTGGTAGTAAGCCTCAAGGACAGTACGCTGTTGCTATTGGTGAGAGAGCGGCTCAATCATACCAAGAAGATAATTGTATTGCAATTGGTTTCCAAGCGGGTTGGCAATACCAAAACACATACTCTGTCGCAGTTGGTTTCCAAGCGGCTAGAGTGAGACAGAATGTATATGCTGTTGCACTCGGTGCATTCGCAGGGGGAACAAGCCAGGGTATTGGTTCTGTTGCTATTGGTTCCCGAGCCCTATGCCCCGTGTCAAACTCAATTGTTATTAGCGCAAACGGAGCTCTTTACAGTGCTTCTAACGCCAATTCTACATACATTAATCCAATTAGAAGTTCCAATGCTCACGATTCAACTGGTATATTAACTTACACCACCGAAGGTGAAGTTGTGAATTATTCTAACTTGTATGTTAAGGATGGTAAGCTATTCAATTTGGGTGCATTACGAATTCTCCAGGATGGTGGAGATGATCAAGGGGTCATTCACTTGGGTTCTACATATTATCAAGCCTCAAATGTTGCATATGTAGCTGTTGGTAGGCATGCCGCAAACCTTGAACCAGGTAATTATAGTACTAGTATTGGCTTAAATGCTGGTCGAAGCTATGCAGCTGAACAGGCGATCAGTATTGGTACTAACGCAGGTACGAGCTACGCTGGTTATAGATCTATTACAATGGGTCATAATTCTGGTATGAACGGTATAAACTCTTATTCTATTGCACTTGGTTATGAAGCTGGTGCTGATGCAATGAACTCATATTCTATTGCAATGGGTGTTTCTGCGGGTAAATCTAACCAAGGTGAGAATGCGATCTCTATTGGTAGAAGCGCGGGTATTGATTCACAAAAAGACCACGCTATTGCCATTGGTAGAGGTTCTGGTTTAACATCCCAAGGTAATCATTCCATTGCTATTGGTGCATATGCGGGTCAAACAATGCCTGATAATTCTATTGTTTTGAATGCAACTGGTTCTGCTTTGAACATTAATAGTGGTAATTCTAAGTTCTTCGTGAAACCAGTTAATTCCTCCGCTGCGAGTGCAGCCTTGAATTGGAACTCATCTACTGGTGAAATCCACACAGTGACATCAGATGCGAGAACAAAGATTAACAGACAAACAATTGTGAATGGTTTGGCTACAGTGTCTAACTTGACACCACAAGTGTATGATAAGAGAGCTGGTATGGAAGAAGGCGATGAGGTCTATGGACCAGAATCTGGTTTGGTTGCCCAAGACTTGTGGTATGACACTCCAGAATTGCGACATGCTGTGATTTTGGGTGGCGACGCGGAACCAGCGGAAGAGAAGACCCCAGATGATTACTCTGCTTGGGGTAATGTGGCTTCTACAATTGATTACAACCAAGTCATTCCATACTTGATTAGTTCCATCCAGGAACTCAAGGCGAGAATAGTTGAACTTGAGAATAATAATTAGATTCTAATTTAGCAAAAAAAATATAAAACAATATCTTTTTTGAAATGTGTTAAACATTTGAAAAAAAATAAAATCATATAATAGTATAAATATGTCCGCGGGTACAGCACAGATTGTTGCCGTAGGTGCCCAGGATGTCCATTTGGTGGGAAATCCTGAGGTCTCATTTTTTAAGTCATCATACAAACGCCACACAAACTTTGCCCAAAGTGTTGAAAAGCAAGTTATACAAGGGAATGTTAAAAATGGTGGTATGTCATCTATTCGTTTCGAGCGAAAGGGGGATTTGTTGAGTTATGTGTACATTGCTCCAATTAACGGTGATGGAACATCTGCCAACTCTGTAATGGATTGGTCTACAGTAATTGATCAAGTCGAACTTTTGGTGGGGGGTCAAGTTGTGGACACCCAAGATTCTTACTTTACAGAGCGCATCGCTCCAGATGTTTTGGCTTCTACCCACTCTAAAGCTAAGAATGTTCTCTTTGGTCGTGGTAAATCAAGTTCTTTTTACCCATTGCGTTTCTTCCACTGTGAGAGCTACCATGCCTGTATTCCACTAGTTGCTCTTCAATATCATGATGTCGAGATGCGAATCAAGTGGTCTTCCAGTGCCGAAGACCACCGTTGGGAAGCTTTTGCCAACTACGTTTACTTAGACAACGATGAACGCAACATGGTTGCTTCCAAGCCACATGATATTTTGTGCTTCCAAGTTCAACGCATCCTTGGTTCCGGTTCTAAGATTCAAGAACTTGTATTTAACCACCCAATCAAATTGATTGCCTCTTGTCCAAATGTTTCTGGTTCAGATGGCTCAGTGAATGTTTTGACATCTGGAAACAAGGTGAAATTGCAAGTGAACGGTGTTGATATTTCTGATTTTAAATTCGCGCATCCAAATTATTCCACAGTTCCAGCTTTCTACCACATTCAGGATAAACTCTCAGGAGATGATCAACTCTTCCTTTACAGTTTCTGCTTGGACACCGCTAAGACACAACCAACTGGTTCACTAAACTTCAGTCGTATAGATTCAGCTCGTTTCCTTTCATCTGACTCAACTTTCAACGAAAAAATTTATGCCATTAACTACAACGTTTTACACATAGAAAAGGGTATGGGTGGATTAATGTACGCCAACTAAATCCTATAAACATTACAAACAATATACAATTTTACCATGCTTCAGAACAATTATGGTAAAAATGTTTTTATATAATAAATGTGGAAATACGTGATCCTTTTGGGGATTGTTTTTGTTTTAACTTATGACCCTAAATCCAAGCGAATTGAAAATTTTATTGAAAAACCCGTGGCTAAACCAAAAGATGAATACCAACACTATCAACAAGTTCAATTTGCTTCTCCCCAACCAGCCGAAGAGATGGGTTATAAATCTAAATTAGGTGCGATAGTTGCTTAAAAAAGTAATGATATTAAAAAGTATAATGTTTACACGAGAGAATATTACACTTGTTGTTATTGCCTTGTGTGTAATTTCAACTGTTTATCTATTTAAGGAGATGCGAGCCCTTAAGAATGCTCCACCCCAAGTGATGCGAGTTCCTTATCCTGTTCAAGTCCCACGAGAGCGAATGGAGGCACCACCATCCTCTCAAACACGCCGGCTTGAAGTAGAGGAAGAAGAAGTTGAAGGAAATTTGGAAGAAAATGATGAAGATTAAAAAATGTGGTTATTATAACTTGCGACATCGCAATGAAGAAATATAAGTCTATAGCTATTCCTGTATCGTTTTCAGGTGATAAACCACGATTTCTTACAGTTCGGGACCGTCGTTTCAAAGAATGGATATTTGTCACAGGCGGGTGTCGAAAAAGAGAAATACCCAATCCCCTAAGATGTGCCCTTAGGGAATTGGAAGAAGAAACAAGGGGAATTGTTTCCTTAAAAAACGGTGATTACACGGAGTATAATTTTACAGTGAAAGATGGTCCAGATGAACTTATATATAATGTATATGTATTTTTTGTTCCATATAAGAGAAATGAACAAATTGAAATAATATCAAAATTTAATAATGAAAAAGTAAAAACAAATCAAAAGAAAATGGCCAAGTTACCAATTAAAAAAACATTTGATGAAAATGATTATTTGAGTTGGGACACCCTAGAAGAATTTAATAATAGAAAAAGATGGGATCTTATTATTGATAATGTTATAAAAAATCCAAAGTTTTATTCGTGTGTATCTTCTCACTCTAGAAAAACATTCAGTATAAAGTAAGGATGTCTTCAAATTCAAAAAGTTTTATTTTGAAACAAATAAAAGATATACTGGTTAAAAAACACGATTATACAGAAGAAGCAGCAGAATCATATATTGAATCCAACCGGGAAAGGAAAGCATATGAACTGTTGGTTTTAAAAAGAGACCTTAAGAGGGGAGAAGAAGACGATGAGGAAGAAAATGAAGATGTCTCAATTTCAACGAGATTAAAAAATTAAATCTATATTTTTATAAGTATCCATGTTCAGAACCTGGTGTTATAAAAATAAATTTAACAATGCCAGCTCTCTATCACATGTATTAATGGACAAAGGTGTCCTATCAATCCCATTTGATAGATTGGATGATTTCTACACAAAGTGTGTAGAGTGTATAAAAAGTGGTGAAAAGATTTATGTTGTGGAACAGAAGACACCTTTTTATAACTTTTTTGTTGATGTTGATTTTAAAGATGAAGAAGCATTAGGTTTGGAACAAATTAAAAATATTTCAAAAATAATTTGTGATAAAGTTAAATCCTTGGGTGGAAAAGATTGTATTATTTCTGTTGCAGAACCAAAAAAAGTTCAAGATAATTTAATCAAAACGGGTATTCATCTTAATTGGTTTGGTTTTGTTGTGGATCAAGAGGGTGCTCTATCCCTGAGAGACCACATTGTTTCAACCCTTAAGACAGCATATGGGGGTCAGGATTGGAATGATATTATTGATGTGGCAGTCTATGGAAATCTTGAAAAACAGACAGCGGGAGCTGGTTTTAGAATGCCTTGGTCTCACAAGATGGGTAAGCATGATGTGTGTGAAGGCAAAGGGTGTCAAGGTTGTGATAATGGAAAAGTCACACAATCACCTTATCTCCCAGTTTATAAATATATCCATGGTCCATTGAGCATGATTCAAGAAGTGTCACAAGAACCCACTGTTCAAATGCTTAAATTGACAACAGTCAGGACTAAGTGTGAAGCACCCGCAAGAATTAAACCTCTTTCAAAGGCTAAATCCAATTTTATAAAAGAAGGTGGTTTCACAAAGCATCAAACAAAAAATGAATTCATAGACAGTGAAATCCAAGCATACCTTGAGACTTTCATTCGTAGCAGTATGGAGGGACAACAGAATGCTCGTATTACAAAAATGTTTAAACACAAAAAATGTTATTTGATTTCTACAACCTCACATTATTGTGAAAACTTGGGTAGAGAACACAATTCTAATCATGTATGGTTCTTTTTGTCAAACAATTTAATCATGCAAAAGTGTTTCTGTGATTGTGAAACAAATAGAGGGAGGCGTTCAGGGTTTTGTAAAGATTTTACGGGAAGAAGACATGTTATTCCTGAAAAATTAGTTGAAAAGTTATATACAAAAGAGGACAATATACCAGAAAAAAGGGAAGTAAAAACACAAGTTGTTAAGAATGATGATATAAATGAATTCTTGGCACGGTTTATAAATAAAAACATGTATGGTCAAAAGGATGTAGAGGTCATAGGTGTTCTTAAAAAGGGAAAGAATTACACGGTCGAAACAACATCAATGTTCTGTGAAAAAGCAAACGAGGAACATGACTTTTGTATTCCTTTCAGCATTGAAAAAGATGTAATAAAGTGTGCTTGTCCCTGTAAATCAAAGAAGTTTGCTCCCAGGGGACATATCCTTTACTCTAAAATTGTAGATAAGCTTAATCCAGCAAAGAAAAAATAGCCATTTATTGTAATGATTAGTGTAGTTCTTATTGCATTTGTCGTGTATTTTGCCGTTAAAATGATACAAAGAGATGTAGATGACTTTTCACATATAAAAGAAATTCAGAAGAAGATACATAAATATTCAGGAGTTAATCCAGATTACTATGAACAATATCTTGCAAATTTCAATTTAGCCAAATATACAATAAAAGATGTGAATCAATCAAAGGTATTTTTTCACCAGGCCGTACAATACCTCGAGGAACTTTCTCTTTTTGGGGTTGCAGGGGATTTAGATATTCACGACGAAATGACATATTTAATACAAGAACTAGGATATAATTTTGAGAAGATGTTATTAAACTCAGCAATTAATAGTGGTGTCCGCTTTATTCCGGTGTATTTAAATGAGAAAATAACGGCTTAAAAACATCTTTAAATAACTATATAATGAGCCCTTCAACTGTAAAAACACGCTCAGGTCGTATTTCTAAGCCAATTGAAAGATTAGACCCAGAAGAAGATATTATAGATGATTTTACAGGTGAAGAAGATTTTGATACAGAAGATGAATTTGATGATGATTCCGATGAAGAAGAAGATGAAGAAGATGAAGAAGATGCAGATAATGAGGGTAATTTGAAGGATTTTGTTGTGTATTCAGAAGACGAAGAAGATGATGATTATGAAGAATGCACAGACGATGAAGAAGATGATTACGAAACCGACGAAGAGGACGAATATGATTCAGAAGAGGAAACAGATGACGACCGCGACGATTAAGCTTAAAAAGATAAAGTTATACTTATTAAATGGAGACGGAGATAGGTGTTCCAATTGATTACGATGCAGACAAGGATTTTAATAATAAAGTATTGTCTAGGGGAGATAAACAGGAACCATTTACAACGTCTATTTCACAATTGATTGATGATGAAAGAGAATATGTACCACCAAATCCTTTACCCGAAAGATCACACGATGAAAGGGGTCCTATTCCACAAAATCCAAGAGATATGAGATATGAAGAACCCCAACAATATTACGAAGAACCGATGTATTATCGGCAACCACCACCACCACTACCACAACAACCGATAATATATCAGAATAGCGACGCATTTGCATCTTTTGATAAAACTGTTTATTTAGCTTTATTCATCGCCCTTGTTTTAGGATTCTTCATTGGGAGAAATAGCTCTCAACCCTTGATCATCAGGCCAGGATGATTCACCTGAAAAATCACCTATTGGTCCAGTTTCTACTTCAGAAAAATACGCACGACCAACAACTAGTGGATCTGTAATTAAATCCTTACCCACATCCTGTGGTGTTACTGTTCTGTCAGGCCTTCGTGTATACACGGTGTATGTCAGAAGAATAATACCACCAACAATCATGAGTGTAAATATATTCAAAAGAACACTTAATCTAATTAGGAAAAATGCACATATCAAAATTATTATAAATAATGTTTGGAAGTTATCCATTATTTATAATAACTAGTTATTTTTTTTGGTTTTTTTTTAATGAATACTTACCTCGTGTGTTGTTCTGATACCTATTCCTTTGGTTCCTCTGTAGTTTCTTCCTTGGAAGCTTGTTCTTCCTTCCACTTCTTGTCTGCTTCTTCACGGTCTTTCACACGTTGTTCAATTTCGGCGGCAACAATCGCGTCTGCTTCCTTGACCAATTCCTCCATTGGGGCGTCTGGCTTTTCCTTTTGGAGGCGTTCCAATACTTCGGCTGGATGACTGACTGGAGCTTCATCTGGCTTATTGTAATACTTGCTGTGCTCATCACCTGGTTTGAGGAATGGCATCTTTTCACTTTGCTTTTTAGCCATCATATCAGACTTGCGCTCTTCAAAGTGTCGTGTAGCCTCAAGTTGGTTCTTCTTGTATCCGTCCATAATTTCTTGAAGCTTGTCGTTAGTATAAGTCACATCGTCAATAGCTGTGGGGTCTGGTGGGATGAGAAGCCATTGGTACATGTTGCACACATAGATGTCAAAGGTGTTTTCTTCATCTTGGAGCTTCTTAGCATGCTTAGCAGCTTCTTCCTGAGTCCCAAAACACCCACGAATCTTAATTCCAAATTTATCATGCTTTTGTGGAGCTTCTGGTCCAATACAAGAAATACAAGCCCATTCTTGCCCTGGAACACTAATTGGATCACGAGTAAGAGAAGTCATTATATATTTATCATGATGAAAATCTTTAAGTTAAAAATACACTTGATAATGCTTTATACTATGGATACTTTTAGTAGATGGCTCGTTTATCCACAACTTTTTATATCCAGAAACGATATTTTCAACACGTTCTTTATTATAAAATTTTTCATAATAAGGATTTATAAATAAAACTTTGTGAATATAAGAGGTTTTATATGGAAATGTATTTGAGCATAAAACATATGGTGTATAGGGACTATCAAATAATTTTGTTTTAATATATTCCTCTATATCTCCAAATAATTCTTTTGTTATTTTTTTATGAATATTATATCTTTCATAATCATCTAATTCTCTTTTTAACATTCTTGTGTTATAATTATTTTATTTTTTTTCAATATTTACATTAGTAACAATGAAAGAAGATATTATTAGACAAAAAGGAACTAGAAGTCCAAGAGTTAAGACGGAAGAACCAGAGAATAAAAATTGTATTGAATGTGATAAAGAATTAGAAAGGGGTGAATTATCATTTAAATATTTTTGTAGAAAGTGTTATCCAGCATGTGCCACTTGTCACATACGAAGACGAGAAGGTATAAATTGTATGAATTGTGACAGAGTTGGGGTAGATGGTTTTATTTGGAATAGATGTCAACATGTTTGTTGTGTTCAGTGTTACAAAGATACACCACACCAAGTAAAATTTGAAGTTCAAAGAGCAAAAAATCCAAATACAAGATGTGCCATCTGTGCTAAAACAGACACAAGAAATTGTGAGTATACTAAAAATGGGAGAAGACTATTCTAATGTTTTCAGACCAAAGTCGGATTGTGCCTTTGGTAATTTAGTTCTTTCAATGCTTTCTCATTTTATTTCTGCCGAGAAACCAAAATTCCACAAAGATGTTTTTCTCTACGGAAGAGATAAATTTATTCAACCAATCCAAACTGTTGATATTGAAGAAGTTCCAGTTGGTAATGCAACTATTAATTCAGAAGATATGAAAATTCTTCATCTAAAATATTTGAATACAACTGAAGTCATGAATATAATGATAAGACCAACTGAATATTTAAAACAACACATTGACAAATATTATGAACAAGTAAAAGATTGTGTCGCAGGGTTTCATTGTAGAAGAGGGCTTTCTTGTGAAGATTCAGCTCAATTTGGTTACTTTCCATTCGCAAACATAAAAGCTGTGGATGCCATGATACACGAAGCACTTCGTTTGGACGCCCCTGTTTACTTTTTGAGTGATTCAGTTTCTACAAAAGAATATATAAAATCAAGAGTTCCCAAAGCAGTGTGTCTTGATTTTAAAATTGGTTTTACCGCAGATGAACATTCACAATTTTGTGATGTTGAAGATGAAACAATGGATGCCAAATTAAATAGTTTTGTTGAATGGTTTTTGTTGTCTAAAATGCCTAGGGTCTACATGACAAATGGTGGAATAAATGGAAGAAATGTTGTTGAGTTTGTTGAAGAAGGTTTAACATCTACATATGGATATTCCGCAGCACTTTATGGGGGTAAAATTCCTTATTATGTTTTTAATGACGGTTACATATTTCAACCAGTTGCAGCAGATACTATTGAAAGACATGGTTTGAGATATAATTGGTCTGATATATTAACAAGAAAATTTATTTCATATTCCCTTTGGGGAGACAATAAAGTATATACATATGGAATGATTGAAAATGTAATCCTCGCAAGAAAATATTTTCCAATGTGGGTTGTTAGAATTCATTATAATGAAACAGTTCCCGAGGAAATAATAAAATGGTTAGGAAAACAACCAAATGTATATTTAGTGAAACATAGGGGTGCCGAAAAAAGAGCCGCAAATACACTTTGGAGATATAATGATTTATTTGTTGGAATAGATGATGATTATGGTTCAACAGTTATATTTAGAGATTGTGATTCAAGATTGTCTGAAAGAGAAAAAATATTAGTTGAGGAATGGCTCAAATCAAACAAGGATTGTCACATCATTAGGGATCATCCTGGTCATACATGTCCCATTTTAGCAGGAACTTTTGGGGCTAGGAATAAATTATTAAAATATTTACCAAACAGTTTGAATCAACAAGATATTAATAAACCCCCATGTGAATTTGTTGAGGGCAAAAATGTTTTCATTAATTACTTAACAAACATAACCCCCGAAACAGATAATTATATTGTGGATCAGCGTTTCCTTGCTTTTCTGTATCCATTAATTATTATGAAAGCATTCGTTCATTGTAGTGACAATAAATATGAACCTTTCGCGGAGGATATAGAAAAGGTTGAAACAGGATTTGTTGGAGAAGTTATATATACTGCCCCCAACGCTGCAAAATTATTTGGTGAGGATGAAAACACAGAATTTGTCAGAGAATATCAAACTCAAACATTGTAAATCTTGAGAATTTCTTCAACCGCGGGGTGTCTAACAATGTCTTCACCGTGCATCTTAACTCTTTCAATATATTTAAATTCACCATCATATTCTTTCATTCTTTGAGTTAAATCCCATAGACCATTTGTTTTTTCACTAAGATCACTTTGTTCCAAATCACCAGAAATAACCATCTTTGAGTTTTCACCCAAACGGGTCATAACCATCTTAATTTGGTTAATTGTGCTGTTTTGCATTTCGTCAGCAATAATGAATGTATCATTAAATGTTCTACCTCTCATGTATCCCAAGGGAGCAATTTCAATGTATCTTTCCATTTTTGTCACTGAAAAACTTTTTTCAAAAACATCATACATTGGTCTGACCCAAGGTTCCATTTTTTTATCAATATCACCAGGCAAGTAACCCATATCTTCGTCGGCTGCTACAATTGGTCGTGTTAAGATAATTCTTTGACACTCTCTTTGTTCCAATAATTCAATGGCCATCTCACAGGCCAACCTTGTCTTACCACACCCAGCTGGTCCAGTGGCAACAATGATTGGCTTCTGAGACTGTAGCGCCTTTATATAAGCTGCTTGACCAGGTGTTTTTGCGAGGTATTCCATATTATGAAATATATAAACATTATTTTATAATATAATTAAACGATGATTGTGAATAATTACTCCCTAATTAAATTTACACCAACAAAAAGATATGCTTCAATTGTGGATCCCCAGGGTATTCCTAGGTTTGTATGTTTTCCAAACGAAGGCGTAGCACGAAAATGTGTAAAAGATATGTGTAAGCATAGATGTGAATATGGTTCTTGGCCTTCTGTTGATTTTACACATAAGACTGCTACACTCAAAAAGAAAAATCCCCAAGGTAGAAAAAGAAAATTAGAAGAATTGGAGAGATGTTTTATTATTGAAAATATGGACGATGAGCAATTTACAACTTTTGCACAAGGTTCAGGGGCACATTTTTTGTATTGCCATGAATTTAGTTTAGTTCCCTCACCACATAATACATTGGATGTAAGAATGAAGGGACAAGAAATTATTGTTCATGAAAATATTGATTTATATAGACAGAAGTTAGAGGCTTCATCAATGTTTAATGATGAGGAAAATATTAAAGAAGAATAAATTTGTAATAATTAAATGTGTGGCATTGTATGCACGTTTGGTAATCCTATTGATGTCCCAGTTGGCTTACTAGAACATAGAGGTCCCGATGATTATAAACGAGATAGTCTAGGTAAATGTCAGATAGATTATTATCGTCTCGCAATAAATGATTTAACACAAGATGGAATGCAACCTTTCAAATCAGAACAACATATATTTGCATGTAATGGTGAAATATATAATCATAAACGGTTTAGACAGGGGAAGGAAAAAACCACAAGTGATTGTATTGTTATTCCAAGTATGATTGAACGCACAGGTATTAAATCAACACTCTTAAATATTAACGGTGATTATGCTTTTGTATATTCAGATGGTAAAAGAATTATTGTAGCCAGGGATCACCTAGGTGTTAGACCATTGTTCTATGTCAAATATGATAAAGAATCTTACGCATTTGCGAGCGAAGCAAAGGCTCTTTTATTTTTGAATAAAAAAATTAATATTTTCCCACCAGGGCACTTTTATGATTCTCTTATTGGTGATTTTGTTTGTCATCACAGTATGTATTGGTCTCGTTCCCTAGACACAAGAACTTACATTGAAAAGGAATGGATCAAAACTACATTGGAAGATTCAGTTAAATCGAGAATTAAAACAACAGATAGACCCATTGGATTTTTGTTGTCTGGTGGTTTAGACAGTAGTCTTATTGCTTCTATTGCTCAAAAACAATTAGGCAAAATTAAAACTTTTTCAATTGGTGTTAAAGATAGCCCAGATTTAGTTGCAGCCAAAAAAGTTGCTGAATATTTGGATTCAGAACACACCGAAATTATATTTACTGCCGAAGAAGGTATTGCTGCTTTACAAGATGTCATTAATTCATTAGAATCATATGACACAACTACAGTCAGAGCTAGTATTCCAATGTATCTTTTGTGTAAATACATCAAAGAAAACACACCTTGTAGATATATATTTTCTGGGGAAGGAAGTGATGAAGTATTAGGTGGATATTTATATTTCCACTACGCCCCTAGTGAGGTTGAATTCTCCATGGAAAATCTTAGACGCCTCAAACTTATTCACCAATTTGATGGATTGAGAGCAGATAGATGTGCAGGGGCACATGGTTTGGATTTAGTTGTTCCATTCCTAGATAAATCCTTTGTAGAATGTGCTATGACAATTGAACAAAGATTAAAACTACCAAAGGAGGGGGAACCAGTCATTGAAAAAAGAATTCTTAGGGAGGTATTCCAGGAATATTTACCAGATGATATTCTGTGGCGACAAAAAGATGGTATGAGTGATGCAGTTGGTAAAAGTTGGGTTGAGGAACTCAAAAAGTTTTGTGATGAAACAATCAGTGATATGCATTTTAGGATGATACAAAAAACTACCGAACATAATACACCAACAACAAAAGAAGAAGCTCTCTACAGGTTTTTATTTTGGGAAAAGTATGGAAGACAAAATGAACACTTGATTAGTGAAATATGGAGACCCAAATGGATTGACATATCAGACCCAAGCGCAAATCATATAAAATCGCGTATAAACAAAGATAATTAAATGTTCCTTTAAAAATAGTATGGACTCTACAACCAAACATTTTACAAAAGCTTTTGACCCCTCAAATGAAGAACATGTTATGTGGTTAAAAAATGTTGGTGAAAAAATTAAAAATGTGGGCCCAGGTGATAAAAAATTGGACATGGAAAATTTGGTTAATGGAAACCCATTCAATGAAAAATTGGATAATTTCATGGACTGGGCGTATGCTCATTTTAGTATTTCGATGAAATACACCGACGCCGTTTTGAATGGCTACGCTTTTATACCACCTCTTCCTCAAAAAGAGGCTCTCGACAAATAGGACACGTGCTTGATTTTAGCATGTTTTCACATAGTACACAGAGTGGGTGTTCACAGGGGGTTCTTGAAGATGTATCTTCACGACAAACAGCACAAATTTCTAAATCTAAAAACTCATCACCAAAGACGGCAGTTTCCATCTCGTCTTTAGTGGTTTCATAAAATGTATCATATTTCTTATTGTATTTAACACTTTTAAGAGTTTCATATATCTGTTCACCTAATTCATCATTATCTTCAAGTTTTTTTGTAAGAATTGTTATATCTCTTTTTGCACATGAACATACACATAAGTAAAGATCCCTTGTCAGATAAGCTGATACAGGAATACCTAAAACTTTTTTTACCGTCCTCAACAAATATTGTGTTCTAGTAGTTCCATCAAAGTGTTCTTTTATATCTTGTGTGAGAGTCTTCTTTGACATATACATGATATACAAATTATCTTTTTATATAGTATAATGGCGAATAGTAATTTTGCTCAGTTCATGAAAAAATATGCTAGAAATAGAAGTACACCAGAAGAAAAAAAAGCAAAACAATTGTACAATTCATTATTAAAAAGTATAAAAGAAGATCAGGTCACAAATGTAAATGAATATAGAAATAAATTTTCAAATTTTCCAGGTTTGTTTCTTGATCTTGAAACAGAGCTTAAGAAACATAAAAAATACAGAAAGGCTCAGGCATTGAAGTTGTATGATGAAATAAGAGAAAAACAATTGTCTCATTTCAAAGATAAAGCTAGTTTCTTACCAGATAGTTTCTTCAAGAAAAAATATGGACTTGAAAACAATAATTACAAAAATATAATTAATAATGCCGCGGATCCATACAGAAAAGAAGCTCAATACATGGTCCAAGAATATATATCAAAAATATTTAAGGCAAAACTTAGTTTTTTGAAAAAATATAGAACAGGTGTTATTAAAACAATACAAAATCCAAATAAACCATTTGACTTTTCAAAATTATCCGAAGATTTTGCCGAAAAAATAAAAAAGATTGATGAACCATACGGATTTCGTTTTAGACAAAAGTATAAAAAAAGAGCCTTATATGCTCTAGCCCCAATTGAAAGAAGATTAAAAAAAAGTGTTGACATCATCAGGAAACGGAAAAAATAAAAGTATATATTAAATGAAATTTAATGTGCGAATAATAGTTGTTGTAATTTTGGCCATTCTCGTTTTAGATGTATTGTTAAGATCAACTTCAGAGGGATACAGAAACTATGTTAATTTGGGTTCCTTGACCCAAGAGTTCAATGCTACCCACCCCCAAAGGCGCGTTTCTGGTCCATTCATGCACAAAGCACCAGGTGAATAATTTGTGTGTAAAGAATACCCAAGTTATAAAAAATAGTATAGTAAGTCAAAATGACCTCCTTAGTCTCAACCAACGACCATAAGATGCGACCCTTCGTTGTGACTAAAGTATCTGAGATATTGAATTTGCCAGTGGATGACAACAGGTGTATTAATATTGAAAAATCTATTTACAATTGGACTATTGATGAAGCAATTAAATTATCTCATGCAGTAAGTTGGGAAAATCCAAGAGTTAGGGATATGTATAAACAAAAATACACAAGCATTAAACATAATTTGGAAAAATCACCAAAATTGAAAGAAAAAATATTAAATGGAGTATTAAAATGTTCTACCCTAGCCAGTTTAGCACCACATCAACTTTGGCCAGAGGGACCCCATGATGTCGTTTTACAAGAAAGATTGGCTCGGTCAATGAAAAAAGATTATTTCAAACAAGAAGAAAAAGTTGAGGGATTTTTTGTGTGTAGAAAATGCAAAAAAAGAGAAACCTCATATTATCAATTACAAACTAGGAGTGCAGATGAACCCATGACCACTTTTGTTACATGCCACAATTGTGATCTTCGCTGGAAGTGTTAATCCAATATTGGGAATGTGTTAGATCAGTAGGCATATCACCAACAGATAGAATGTAATTATATCCAGTACTTACTTTAGCATCCCCCTTGTGTTCCATTGGAGCAAAAATAAGTTGAGAATACTTAATATTCAAGTCCTTGAGTTGTTCAACAGTCCAAGCAACATTTTCTTCGGTTCCTGGACGAGCTGTCATGATGACACAAAAATATCCCAATTTCATTGCCTCATCTAGTAAATCAACCATTATATGAACCACGCTACCATTCATCATAATAAGAGTATCATCAATATCAAACATTACTGCATCACCGGGTTGAACTACTCTATTTTGAAGAACTGAAAGTCCACACAAATAAGCGTCTTTTAGGGTCATTTATATATTATTGATATAAAGATTTTAAGCTCTTTTACACGAGAGAAATGAAATATAATGAACTCATCGATGTTCTTAATGATGACGGAACAATAGGAATTGCCCGTGTCATTGAAGGCCAGGGTTCTTACATAACAGTTCAATTTCTCAGACCTATAAGAAGAAATACATACACATTTGAAGATGACATAGAAGTAATTCCAAGAGAAGCAATCCAAGGTTTCTATGATACCGATGATATTTCTTCTACTGGAATGTTTAAAATAAAAGAAAATGAATTCACAAAACTTGATGATTCTGATAGTGAAACAGATGATGATTATACTTGCAGTGAATATACAACCGCCGATGAAGATAGTATTTCATTAACTGATTCAGAGCAAAGTGATACAGAATAATTATATTGTGTAATTGTAAATGTCCCCCATTCTCGTTATTACCGTTGGTATATTGTTATACTTTTTGTGGATCACAATGTATAACCCCAAAAAAGAAAAAATGTGCGCCGTGTGTATGATGCGTTAAAGAAATAAACAAATAACTCCTTAATGGAGTGTCCCGTGTGTTATGAAATTAAAGAACTCATACACACAGAATGTGGTCACTCATTTTGCTACCAATGTACTAAAAATTGGTACCAAAATACAGTACACTTTGATTGTCCCATGTGTAGAAAAAATATGGAATTCAACGGAAAGACAATAATGAAAAATAGATGGAACGAGGGTTCCCTAACTCATGAACATTTTACAAATCAAGATATATGTTTAAAAGAATATGAAAATTTAAAAAAATTACAAGATCGTTATAATGTTTCAGGAATTTATGATACAAGATATATTATTCAAAGTGGTGCGACAACTAAAATAATAAATTTTATGAATAAAGAGTAGAAGATGAAAATCTTTTTTATGAGCACACATTCCTCACAAGGAACAGGATATGGAAGAATGGCTTGTAAAATGACAAACTTTTTTGCGGACCAACCTGGTGTTGAAGTTGTTTTCTACGGTTTTCAGAATTATCCTGGACAACAAATAAAAGATAGATTTATTGACCCAAGGATTAAATTTTATGACGCAGTCCAAATTGATCCAGATGCTATGAAAGGATTTGGGGACAATGGAATACTTCCAGCTTTGGAAGAAGAAAAACCAGATGTATTATTTATTTATAATGACCTTCCAGTGACGAATGCTATATTATCTAAAATTCCACAAGAAATAATGCCATCCAAAGTTTATGTGTACCTAGACATTGTTTATCCATGGCAAAATATTAACATGTATGACACATTAAAAACTTTCAAGATTGATAAAATATTTACATTTGCACATTGTTGGGCTAAACATTTAATTGATGATTTGGAATTTCCTAAGGAACAAGTTGTTGGTGTTCCACATGGATTATATGTAGAAGAGTTTAGTCATGTTGATACAAAGGAAGCTAAGAAAGCTTTGGGTTTCAATGAAGATGATTATCTTGTTGTCAACATGAATAGAAATACTTATCGAAAAATGATTCCAAAAACAATTGAGGCATTTGTTGAATTCTTGAAAATGAATGACATGAATGAAAAAATAAAATTATATTTGGGGTGTTCTAAAGATTCAGATAGTGGATGTGATGTTTTTCTAACATGTAGAAAAGTATGTCTTCAAAAGAAAGTTGATCCAGTCGCAGTTTTAGATAAACACATATTCATTACAAATAATCCCACAACAATGCCAAATGAAGTAGTAAATCTTATTTACAATGCGGGTGATATTGGTATAACAACAACTTGTGGGGAAGGATTTGGTTTAACAAATTTGGAGCACTTGTACCTAAACAAACCTCAAATTGTTCCTAAAATTCCAATTTACAAAGAAACAATGGGCGGATATGCAGTCATGGTTAAACCATCTGTGTATATGACAATGTTCCCAACTGAAGCACATTTGGGTGATTTAACAATTTGTACTTCCAGGGATTTCGCTTTGGCACTTGATGAATGTTACAAAGATAAATTACAACAACCACTCGGAGAAGAATATGTTGTTAAGAACTTTAACTTAGACATCATGTGTGACAAACTTAAACAATATGTGCTCTAATACAATATGGCTCCTTATAACCCTCCCACCGCGCATTACAATGAAATGGATGTTTCTAAGTATGACGAGGACACCATCTATGACTTCATTGGTTCAAAGGGTAAAAGATTCTATTGGCTCACGAAATACCTTGGAATGAATTATCTTTGGTATGACGAGGGGCGAAAAGTAATTGAACTTTGGGGCCCCTATGAGTCCCTCTTGAATGGACAAGTCCAAAATATAATTAACTGTGAATTAGAACATTTTTGTAATTTCAGAACCTAAGTCGTTTAAAGATTTCCCCTACCTTCAACACAAAATGAGCCAACCCTTTCGTCTTGAAGATATTATTAACCCTCCTTCTACCAATTGGTATGAGAGAGAATATGTACCTGTTTATAAAAAGAAATACTACATCGATGATTTGAGAAAAAATTATAGGGAATGGGGTTTGGACGAAAAAAGAGTTGATGAGATTGATAAAATAATGTCTGAATACAAAAGAAATTATGTTTCTGAATCCAAGGAAACATTAAATATTGAAAAACTTGATGAACTTAAAATTACATGGTCTTATGAGGGTGATAAAGTTAATATAAAAATTGATGCATCCCTTTATGATATGTATAATGATTACATTTCTAAGGGAGTTCAACCACCAATTGATTTACAAGTGAGAGCATATAAAAGTGCTGGGGCTTCAGATGAATATATTGAAAATTTTATGAAAAAAATCGAAAGAAAAAAGAAATATGCTACAGTTGTTGATAAATTAATTGTAAAGGTATTTGATAAAGAACAAAAGAAACCCGCCAAGAAAAAGAAAGTTATTGAAAAGGAACCCGAGGAAGAAGAAATTATTGAAGAAGAAGAAGAAGATGAACAAGAAGAAGAGGGTGAAGAATTAATAGATGAAGATGCAGAAAATGACGAAGAAGAGATTCAAGAAGAAGAAATGATATTAGAAGAAGATTAATTCATTTTGTAATACCAATATATTGATATTATAGAATGAAGAGTTGATTTAATTAGTTGACCACCATTTAATATTAAATTGTGTAACTAATTCTCTTTGTTCTTGGAGTGATCTAGAATTTATAGTTTTCTTGTAATTATTTTCAGCTTCCTTGTATTTTCTAAACATTTCGGCATTTTCACGTGTTGGTTTAACGAAACTCATATATATTTTACTAGAGAATTTAATATGGAATTTCTTCGTCAGATGATTTTTCCTCTGGTGTATCTTCAACGATTTCACCTTCTTCTGGTTCCTCAACTGGTTCTTCTTTGACTTCAACGACTGTTTCCTCAACAACTGGTTCTTCTTTGACTTCAACGACTGTTTCCTCAACAACTGGTTCTTCTTTGACTTCAACGACTGTTTCCTCAACAACTGGTTC